GGTCATTTAATATTAACTGGTCTTGTTCGACTAATAGTTTTAATATAGAACAACCAACTGACTTAACTGTTTTAGTTGTTCGTATACCTCTATCAGAACCTTTACCGAAACCACCACTTATTCTTTTACCACTTCTTCCTTGATTCTCTGTATATAATATATTATCATATTCATAGTCATAATGTAACAAGTCTGATACTTGACCACCAATATCATTGACTTCGATTAGAACAGAAGCATTATTATATAACTTTGCTACTTGATGTATAACCTCAACATATTCTACTGGTGATAGAAAATTATCTCTAAACACACAGACTTGTTTGTATGGCATCTGTGTTACATCAATAATCTGAAATGCTGAATAGTCTAAACCCTTACCTCTACTAACATCGACAGTCATTGTATATGTTCCATTCTCTTTTGGTTTCTCATACATCAATAGTCTACCGTCATCTTTCAATGGTGTTCTTGGTAATAATGCTTTGAGTTTAGAACCATCAATTAATGTGTTGGACGACCCTAACCATGCACATTCATACTCTTGAGCAAACTTCTGTTGGTCAAAGTCCATCGATGATAATGTTTCTTTCTTCCATTCTTCATCTCTTCCTGGAACATCAGTCCATGGAACTTCAACATACTTGTAACCATTAGTGCCTTCTTTCGCACCCATACAAGTTTTATAGAAATGATTCAAACCGTTTGGTGTAGATGTAAACAACATCTTAGTTGTAGTTCCTGATGAGATTGTAGGTAGAACGGCTGCGAAGAACTCATCCCAACCCTCAACGAATGCTGTTTCATCAATATAAAGAAACGATACTGACTTACCACGAATAGAACTTGATGAGGTAGCAGCAGCAATAATCTTAGAACCATTCTCAAATTCGACAGAACCTTTGTTCCATTCAATAACACCTTGTTGTAACCACTTAGGTAGAGCCTCATAAGCAATCTTAATTCTATCTAAGATTTCTCTAGCACTATCACCTTTGTTTGCTAACAGACCAACAAGTTTATGTTCGTTGAATAATATGTAATGTAGAATGACAGCAACAGCAGTAGTTGTCTTACCTGCCTGACGAGAAGTAACAACTGCTACTCTTCGATTGTCTGTGATAAGTTTGGTAATCTTTTTTTGATAATCATACATTGTGATAGGTATCAAACCTTTATCTACATGCACAATCTTAATATAATTCTCTGCGAAGTATATTGGGTCTTTAGAACATTTAAGAAACTCTTGTATTCGTTTCTTTGTCCAATTAAATTTTGTTCCCTTTCTTTTCAGTAAGGGGTTACCTAAGTAACCTTTATCTTCACTCATAATTCGTCTAAATTAATTCTATACCCTTCTATATATTTTCTCATTATCTCACCACTATGAGAAGAATAAGGTAATATTATATTATAGTCTTTAACATCTCTTAACCAAGTTTGAAATGATTGAGATGAAAATAAATGCTCTTTTGCTTTTTCTTTTGTTGTATTCCAAAAAGGTGAGTCTTGAATACTGCCTACATAATTCAAAGCAATCAAATCTAAAACAGTCCTAACATAATAATTATATTCGGTATTTAAATTTTCTATACATTCATGATTAATTTCACCTTCAATCAAATATCTAGTAAAAAAACTTGATATTCTAGAATGATAAAAATGAATAGGTATTGCTTGTGCGGGTTCAAAGAAATATAGTCTATTACCCAAATACATTATATTATCATCAATAAGTCTTTTTCTATAATAATAACCCCAAGATAGTTTTCTCACTTCTTCTTGAAAAGGTATTAACTTTTTAAACTCGTCTCTTGCTTCTTCTTCTGTAGTTATTGTGTTGTTGTATAGATAACCATATGCTTTACGATGCTGTAAAGGAACACCAAACATCCAACCATTTTTATGAGAAATCTGAGATGTAAAGTCTTCGTTATATTCTTTGAAGTGTGGATATAATAAAACGGAATTGACTGAACTAAACTTAGGTTGTATATAATCTTTGTCTAATTCTTCTTTACTCGGTCTTCCAGAGCAATCAAAAATAAAATCATACTCTTGTTTAATTTCGTCAATATCAATTCTTTTTTCTATGACATTTACAAAATCAAATTCTAAACATTTTGAAATGACAACATCACTAAAGACAGAACTATCGAAATGGATTCCAACACCACCCATTTGCTGATAGTCTATATCAAAGTTGTTAGAATGCCAAAATATTTTAGATTTATTTCTTAATGTTATTTTACATTCTTGTAGTATTTCATTTCCTTTATCTTGCCCAAATATATTAATAATATTGTCTGGAATACATAAAGTTGATGATTCACCAACAGATATTTTGGGTTGGTTAGGGTCGTGAATTAAAGTGACTGTTGCTGAATTTAATTTCTCTTCATACTTAATTCTTAATATAGTTTCAAGTAATGCTAGAGTTCCTATACTTCCAGCACCAACAACACAAAATTTATTCATCATTACCTACTCTTGGTAATATGTTTCTTCCCAAAGATGTTTGACATTATATTCTAGTCTACCTTCTTCTTTATTACCACCAGTATAAGGTATTGCTAGTTGGTTATCAATCAACATTTGATTCACATCATTACCATCAATCATAATTGTTCCAAGAACCCTACCGAACTTACCTTTCTTTTGAAGTTGAGTTGTTAATGTAAATTTACCTTTACACTCTTTTAACTTACTCTTAAGAAATTCTTTCGATGCAAGACCCCAAGATTTTTCCATCTTGTTTCTTGTTCTTGATTCTGGAGTATCGATACCCATTAAACGAATTCGTTCTTTGAGTATTACTTTGAAACCTAAATCGATATAGGCGTCGATAGTATCCCCATCGACTACCTTAATCAATTCACACTTGTATTCATACATTAGGACTTACCTAGATAGAAAGACCCTGCAGCAAGTATTGAGATTTTCAACCATTCAAAATGAACGATTGCATTTTCGAATCTAAAAAACTCTGTGACTGTTGTTTTAGTATCGATAAGACCTAAGAAGTTAAAACCTTTTTCAGTTTCAACTGGAACAACAATATCTAAACCTAGTAGACCACCAGTCATTGCCCAAGCACCCATACCTAACATAGATAGAACAAAGATACGACGAGTCATCTTTGCGAATGGGTCATTACCAACTCGTTTAGCTGCAGCATCTGCTGAAGCACTTGCCGATTCTCTATCAGCAGCCTTTAGTCTTTGGTCTGATTCGTTCTTCTGAATAAGAAGTTTTTGTTGTTCTGCTTTATTCTTTTGAGCGGCATCCATAAATTTAAATAGACCACCCATAGCAGCACCGCCTGCCATTGTTATCAATTCAATTGGAATCATTGTTCTTTCCTATTTTGTAAATAATATCTAACACTATTTATAAAATACATACCCCCAGACAATAATGCTATTAAAATAAGGGGTAAAGGTATAGACATTTCTCTTTTAGGTTCGTCTTTAACTTCTTTCTTCTCTCTCTTTTGAGGTTCTGGTTTTACTTCTGACTTTTCTACTTTGACTGTTTTAGTATTGTTCCAGTTATGTTCTGAGTTATAAAACTTCTCTTCGTCCATAGCATCTTCAGCCACTACTTTAGCAGGGGGTAATGGTTTGTTTGGTTTTGTTGCTTCGTTAAATGTATCTACTACAGTCAATACATCTAAGAAACCACCGCCTCTACAACCACTAATGGTTGCGACGCTTATTAAAAACGCAAATAAAAAGTAAATCTTCATCTGGACTATCATTGTATACTTTATGAAAAGCACCATCAGGAATGGTAAATGTCTTACCTTTTTCTACTGGGTATTCTTCATCATCTATTCTCATAATACCTCTACCACTCAGAAAAGTATATACTTCTTCAATGCCAGGATGAGCATGACCAGAAGTTTCTTGTTCTGGGTGTAAAGTTGTTGTTGATACTGTTAACTGTTCTAATTCTGTGTTATCTACTATTTGATACACTTCATTATCTTTAACGATGTTTCCTTTGAGTGGTGGGTTGTTATGATTATCTACGACCAATTGTTTTAGACCACTTGAACTGTAATTATGTTTGCGAGTATTGTAGAAAATTTCAATATCTAATTCATCACCAGTGAATCGTTTACCTTTATAATCTTCACCAATAAAACGAACATCAGGATCCACTACTTGTAATAAATCCATTAACTCATCTTCAGTAGAATAAGGTATAATACGGTCAACATATTTTACTGCTTCTAATTGTAGAAATCTTTCTACTACAGATTGAACAGCATATCTGTTATTTTTAAATGGATTGGTGTTTAACCCAACAACCAAGTAATCACAATTGTCTTTACATTCTTGTAACATTGCAACATGCCCAGCATGTAATAAATCAAAACTCGAACAAGTAAATCCTACTTTCATTTTTCACCCTCTTCATCTTTTAACATTTTTAACATATCTGCTGTCGAACCGACAAACAAAGCATTAGTTACATTCTTAACATCACCACCCTTTTCTTCTTCTTCTTTCTGTAAGTCTTTAACTTTCTTCTGAATATTCAATAGGTCTTTGTTAGCATCCATCAATGTTTTAGAAAGTGTTGCTACGACCTCAAATGCTCTTGGGTGTTCTGATACCTTTGCTAATTCGATGAGATGGTCAAGGGCATCTGTTCCCTTACCAATTACATCATAGAGATTCTTACGAGCAAAGTCGTAATCGTTTTCGATATCCTCTTCTTTGGTTTCTTTCTGAACCGCAGGTAGGTCTTTAGTTTCTTCTGATACTATCTCACCATCAATATCGAATATTTCATTTAGATTTTTTTCAAATTGTGTCGCCATATTTCATTATACCATAAAGAGGAGTTATAGTCAACTATGATTGTGTCTATTTTCCCCATCAAAATAATCAAAGTCATCAAATGCGTAAGTCCAATTATTATTCGCATTGATACTAGAAGTAGATATAGAAGCACTACTATTCGCAGTCGGTGTGCCATTAGCATACATTCCTGGAGTTAGTATTGTTCTTCTATGTGGACCTGCTTCTGTTCCGATTGCTGTATTCGAATCTTGAGAAGTGATATCAATAATCGTTCTCTTAATAACACCCTTCTTAGAAACTGGACCGTATATCAAACCTTTAACTGTAAAGTTCCAAGTATAGATAATTGCTCTACGAGATTGAAAGTCTGCGTCATAAGTATCTTCAATACTCATATCAGTTAGAACTGTAGGAACATCAATATACTCACTCATCTCTGGAATGAGTTTAACTGAGTTAGTCCACTCTGGTCTAAAGAACGGTAGTATTTGTTCTACTACTTGAACAGCATCTTCATTATTGTCAAACATACCATATAGAGATATATTAATATCATAAGGAACTGGTGTGTATTGACTTCTTAAAGAATCACCATTATCACCTAAAGCAGTGTTTCTTTGTAATTTGTTTAAACTTCTATCAGGAGCATAATTCATACTTGTTATCTCAAAAGATAAACGAGGCAACTGAATAGAAACTTCTCTATTTAAATTAGGGTCTTGATTTAATCTAGCAAGAAACTTTTCTCTCGGACCGTATGCGATAGGAACACGAATCGTTTGAACTGCTGTTCCTGAATTATTAAATCTCGATATGTCAATGTCGTTAAACATATTACCGAACATAATAATATACTTACGGATAACACCGTGATAAAATGAATTACCAAACATTACCAACTACTCCCTTCTGAGAATGG